GGAAGAAGCATTTGGTAATGCTCCTACTGACGCACCAGATCAAGAATATCGCGGCATGGATGCTGCTATTCCAGACGGCGACGACTTAAACAAGCCAAAGAAAAGTTTTAGCGGTAAACCATATCGTGGCGACAATCCTATGGCTGCTGGCGCTTACGAAAGCAAAGAAGAACTACGTGCTAGTATCAAAGAAGAACTACGTGCTCGTTTAGCAGAAGCTAAGTTTGACCCTTTAAAGCATGTTAAGAATCCTACACAAGGTGAAAAAGATGCTGCCAAAGATGTCAAGCGTGGTAGCTATGCAGATCGTGCAGCCATGTTGAAGTCTGCTGAAAAAGACGGCCGTTTGAAAAAATAATTAGTTTACAGCAATACCAAAAAGCATCCTTCGGGGTGCTTTTTTTATGTAAATAACACTATGTCAAAATCATTAGATGGCGTATTAATTAAGAAAGCTCATGCTCCTCAAAGGTATACCCTAGAGGAAGTCAAGCATCTTGAAGCCTGCATGGATCCTATAACTGGTCCATTGTATTTTTGTAAAAACTTTTTAAAAATTCAACATCCTGTTCGAGGTTCAATTCCCTTTGAGCCCTATGAATATCAAGAACGTCTAATTGAATCTTATCACAATAATAAACAGTGTATTGCCATGTTGCCTAGACAGATGGGCAAGACCACGTGTGCTACTGGTTATCTATTATGGTATACAATGTTTATTCCAGAAGCACAGGTGTTAATTGCTGCTCACAAGTATGAAGGTGCGCAAGATATTATGAACCGCTATCGATATGGTTATGAAAACTTGCCCGACTTTATTCGTGCTGGGGTACACAGTTATAATAGAAACACCATTGAATATGATAATGGCGCACGTATACAGGCAACAACTACTACAGAAAATACAGGTCGTGGTAAATCTCTTTCGTTAATTTATTGTGACGAGTTTGCGTTTGTGCAACCACCAGAAAAAGCCAAAGAGTTCTGGACTGCACTATCACCTACATTATCAACAGGTGGTAAGTGTATTATTACATCAACCCCAAACAGTGATGAAGATCAGTTTGCGCTTATTTGGACAGAAGCTAATAAGAAGTTTGATGAGTTTGGCAACGAACAAAAATTAGGTCAAAACGGATTTGCTTCGTTCTTTGCACATTGGGCAGAGCATCCAGACCGCGATGACAAATGGGCACAAACTGAGCGTAGTAAGATTGGTGAAGAACGTTTCCGCCGTGAGTTTGATTGCGAGTTCTTGATTTTTGACGAAACGCTAATCAACGCAGTACGTCTTGCAGAAATGAAAGGTATTGATCCTATAATGACCATGGGTCAAACCCGCTGGTACAAAGACATTGATCCTAGGGCAACATACCTAGTGTCGTTAGATCCTAGCTTAGGCACAGGTGGAGACTATGGTGCTATTCAAGTATTTGAAATGCCTAGTATGGAACAGGTAGCAGAGTGGCGACATAATCTAACTCCTATACAAGCACAGGTTAAACATCTACGAGAAATATGCAAGTACATTCAAGACCGTGGTATGGAAAAAGGCAGTGCTCCTCAACTATACTATTCGGTGGAAAATAACACTCTAGGTGAAGCTGCTCTAATTGTGATCAATAACATAGGTGAAGAGAATTTTCCAGGTTTATTCCTTTCTGAGCCGATTCGTAAGGGTCATGTACGCAAATTCAGAAAAGGATTTAATACTACTCACAAGTCAAAAATCACTGCTTGTAGCCAGGTTAAACACATGTTAGAAACAGGAAAAATGAAAATTTCTAGTAAACCCTTAATTTCTGAATTAAAGACGTTCGTAGCACACGGAGTAGGATTTGGCGCAAAAACAGGCGAACACGACGACCTAGTAAGTGCTATGCTACTAATCATAAGAATGGCTGGCATATTATCAGACTGGGATCCCAAGATCTACGAAAAAATGACAGAAAAAATAACCGAAGATCAAATGCCAATGCCGATATTTGTGTCTAGTGGTTTTTGATAAATATAACTATGGACGCAACAAACAATATAGCCACCGATTTATTCTATAAAATTAGAAGCCGCTTCAAAGGCCTAAAATTAGGCGATAGTAGCGGCGCTATCACTATCAATCCCGAGGATGCTCGCTTCTTTGATTTTGATTATATGGAAGGTGAAACAGCCATTGGACATGTTAGTATTAGCCTAGCAGAACAAAGTTCACTGAAGGTATATTTCTCTACAGGAATTACAGAGTCAATGGACGGCAATCAAAAAACAAATTGGTACGGATTTTTAAAAGAGTTAAGACAGTTTGCCAAGCGTAGACTAATGGCGTTTGACACTAGAGATATTGCTAAAGATAATCTAGATCAACGAGATTATGAATTTCTAAGTCAAAACAATCAACCTAAAGAACAACCAAACACAGTGGTTAAACCTGTTGGAGAAAGCATTATGAGTGAAAGCGCACTATACGGATCAAAGACCGTTAGTTATCAAAAGTTAATGGATACACGTCTAATTATCAAACACAGTCAAGCAGTTATGGATGATGCAGCACCCGGTGCTAGAAGCAGAAACATTTCTGGACTGTTTGTGGAAAATCAAGACGGTGAACGTTTTAAGTATCCGTTCATTCACCTAGCAGGCGCTCGTGCAATGCAGAGACATGTGGCCAACGGTGGTGTTCCTTACGACGATCTTGGCAAAAGTATTATCAACATGAGTGAAGAAATTGCTCAACTAAAGAGCTTTGGCAATTATGTTGTGCGTAATGACCTAATGAATTCAGAAACTAATAATGTTGTAGAAAGATCAGCAGAGCAATTAAACAAATTGCGTGAACAAATCAAGGCAATGAGCAAGCAAAGTCATTACGAACAATATCGTGAATCATTCCAGGCACAGCCACAAGAAGAAGTTCCACAAGAATTTGTAGAAGAGTTTACAGAAAAATTCACAGTTAGAAACTTCAAAGAAGATATTAAAAATGTGTTCCCAGTCTTGTATAGACTAATGAAAGAAAGCGACATAGGCTATGACGACATAGTCGCAATGACAACTGCAACACAAGGAACCGACGAACAATTAGAACTCGAAGAACATTCAGAGTTTGATCGTTTTGAATCTTGGGTTATGGGGTTAGGCGAAGATTCTGCTATTGCTAGTCAAGATCCAGAAGAACAACAGACAGCAAAACAAGAATTACAAGAACTAGTAGGACAAGCATTTTCCGTTGGAGTCGACGGTAGTAATGCCATTGAAAGTCTAAAAGGCATCATTGAAGATCCTACACTATTCAAAGAGATTAAAGAAGCAGCAAAATTGGATCCAGATGCAGATGTTAGAGGACTAGTCAAAGATTGGTTAGAATCTAATGTGCCAGAGGCACTTGAAGGCCTAGACTTTGGCGACTTCCAAGAAGAAGAGCCGGCCGGTGAACAACCGCCAGAAGGCGAGGAATTACCTCAAGAAGCAGCAGACGGTCCTAACAAAAGTGATGTTCCAGCATATCTACGTAAACAAAAAGGCGAAGATCCAATGACTCTAAAGGATCTAGAAGATGAAAAAACTAAATCTCCAACAAGCTCAGCAGGCCTAGCACGTAGAAAACAAGAATTAGGAATGGGCGAAGCTGATAATGAACCCGGTGAAAAAGATGATGATCCCCCATTTGATCCGGATCCAACACCAAGCAAGCCAGTGACACCTGGTAAGCATGGTCAAGAGTATTCTAAGGCTAAACATCTAGCACAGCAAGGTATAAAGAAGGCAATGAATGTACAAGAACTTGCAGAATTTATTCACAGTTTTTATGATCGTGAATCAGGAACATTCCCTAAAGGTCCAGAAGGCGTTTCTATTATGGTAGGCAAGAAGTTTGGTGAACAGGCAGAAATGATTGCTCGCAAAATGGTAGAAAGAATGGCACCACAACAACAAGATCCACAGATTGCAGAATTGGCTCGTATTAGGGAACTTGCAGGCTATTAAGATTGTTCGTAGCAGTTAGAGTCTAGTTAACTCTATTAGATTGGGCACTTAGGTGCCCTTTCTTTTGGCTAAATCAGTTGTCAACGGAATTGTAGGCTACAGCGTTATATATATACGCAGGGACAATTCTTTGCGTATAACATAAAGGAAACTTTAAAATGAAATCAGCAATTGCAATCGTAGTAGCATCATTGTTTGCAGTATCAGCATTTGCCCAGGCACCTGCTGCTAAGAAAGAAGAAGTTAAGCCAGCAGCACCAGCAGCAAGTGCTACTGCACCAGCTAAGGCAGAAGCCAAAAAGGACGAGAAAAAGCCTGCCAAAAGTGAGCCTGCTAAGAAAGACGCACCTAAAGCAGACGCAAAGCCAGCCGCTAAGTAATCGAGATCTAGAAGACAGTGATAGTTTTGTCGTTGATGATGAAATTACATTTGGACGCAATCTAAGATCACATACATTTGGTAAACTTGTTGAAGACGATGATTTATCAGATTATGTAAAATTTAGATTGTGGCTAGCTAGACAAAGAGCAATGGCAGCATATAGAGAAAAGTGGGCATGACCCACTTTTTTCTTTTGGCAAAATAATATTAAAAAAATAGCAGATAATCATTGACCTTGATAAATAAAAAGCGCATAATAATACATGTGCATAAGGCATATAAACATTTTAGGCATAACATAGGAGGCATATAAAATGGCTACATTAGCAGAAATCCGTGCGAAACTTCAAGAAGCACAATCAAAGTCCACAGGACAATCCACCGGCGGTGGAGACAACGCAATTTACCCACATTGGAACATGCAAGAAGGCAAGGAAGCGGTTATCCGTTTGCTACCCGATGGCAACTCAGCCAATACGTTTTTCTGGGTAGAACGTGCAATGATCAAATTGCCGTTCGCAGGCATCAAAGGTGAAACAGACAGTCGTCCAGTGCAGGTACAAGTACCTTGCGTGGAAATGTACAACGACGGTTCAGTTTGTCCTATCCTTTCAGAAGTACGTGGCTGGTTCAAGGATAAGAGTTTGGAAGAAATGGGTCGCAAGTACTGGAAGAAGCGTTCATACATTTTCCAAGGCTTCGTTGTTGAAGATCCAATCGGTGAAGATAAGAAACCAGAAAATCCAATCCGTCGATTCATTATCGGTCCACAGATTTATCAAATCATTCGTTCAGCTTTGATGGATCCAGAGTTGGAAGAATTGCCAACTGACTACCTCAAGGGTGTAGACTTCCGTATTGCCAAGACATCGAAAGGTGGCTTTGCTGATTATTCTACATCAAAGTGGAGCCGTCGTGAGCGTTCATTGACCGAAGTTGAAGCGGCAGCATTAGAGGCACATCAACTGCACAATCTGTCAGACTTCTTGCCCAAGAAGCCAACTGACGTTGAACTCAAGGTCATGAAAGAAATGTTTGAAGCGTCAGTTGACGGTGAAGCATATGACATGGATCGTTGGGGTCAATATTTTAAGCCAGCAGGTATGGGAGCCGCAACAGGTGATCCACATCGTGCAACAGCTAATACATCAACACCAGCTGCTAAAGCCAGTGAAGATTTTGATGAGGAGCCTGCTCCGGTAGCCAAGCCTACGGCAGCGGCACCAGCAGCTTCGACTGAAGGTGCAAGTCGTGCGCAAGACATCCTTGCCATGATTCGCAACCGTCAGAAGTAATTTAGCTAAACATAGAGTGCGGGTCAATCTCGCACTCTTTTTTCAATAAGGCATAATAATATGGCAAAAGCATTTGATATTTCTAAATTTAGAAAGTCAATAACTAAGAGTATCGATGGACTTAGTATTGGCTTTAACGACCCAACTGATTGGGTTAGTACAAACAACTACGCATTAAACTATCTTATCAGCGGAGACTTTAATAGAGGTATTCCTCTGGGCAAGGTCACTGTATTTGCTGGTGAATCAGGTGCAGGTAAATCGTTTATCTGTTCAGGCAACCTAGTAAAGAACGCACAGCAAGCTGGTATCTATCCTATTTTGATTGATACTGAAAACGCACTCGACGAAGCATGGCTACACGCACTTGGTGTAGATACAAGTCCAGAAAAGTTGTTGAAACTTAACATGGCCATGATTGACGACGTGGCAAAAACTATTACAGAATTTATTGCAGAATACAAAACTATGGATGAGGCAGATCGTCCTAAGGTACTATTCATTATTGATTCGTTGGGTATGTTGTTAACGCCAACTGACATTAATCAGTTCCAAGCAGGTGACTTGAAAGGTGACATGGGTCGTAAGCCTAAAGCATTAACAGCACTTGTTCGTAATTGTGTTAATATGTTTGGCGCTTATAATATTGGTATGGTATGTACCAATCACACATACGCTAGTCAGGATATGTTTGATCCCGATGACAAGATCAGTGGCGGACAAGGTTTCATCTACGCAAGTTCCATTGTGGTTGCTATGCGTAAATTAAAACTGAAACTTGATGCAGACGGCAACAAGACCACTACAGTACAAGGCATTCGTGCTGCCTGTAAGATCATGAAGACTCGTTATGCAAAGCCGTTTGAAAGTGTACAGGTGGAGATTCCTTACGAAACAGGTATGAGTCCTTATAGTGGATTAGTCGATCTGTTTGAAGCTAAAGGTCTGCTTAAGAAAGAAGGAAACAGTCTTGTCTACACTACCAAGGACGGCGAAATCATCAAACAATTCCGCAAGGCATGGGAAAAGAATGAGAAAGATGGATTGGATATTGCAATGGCAGACATTTCAAAACACGGTGAAATTTCCACTTCTGAGATAACTACTACAGTTGAATCAGACTTGGAGGTCAACGAATGAAAGACGATTTAATTGCTGATATCTGGACATTGGTTATTGAACATATTCCAGAGAAACACAGAAAAGACTTAGCTGCCGACTTTGTTAATACACTATTGGATTATGGTATCAAAGAATCTACTCTTGAAAGCCTTTTAGGAGTTGACCCATATTTAGATACTGCGATCGAGTACAGTATTGATGGTGAAGAAGTTGAAGACGACGTAGAAGAAGATTACTACGACGAAGATGAGGAATAAATGAATTGGTATGATCGAGTCTCTAAGGATATTTCAAACATTCCTGATGCTGTGGCTTATTATGAAGCTGAATTAATTCAAGCAAAACAAGATGTCCGCGTAGCGGGAAACATCGAGAAGGCCTCTGCGCAAATGCCCGGCATTGTAGAGAATCGATTTAACCAACTTCAAGAAATTGAAGGTATTTTAGAATATCTTAATATTGAACTTCGTAGACTTCGTAGTCAACACTTCCGTAAATATCTTGAAAACTACCAACGTCAGTTAAGCTCTAGAGACTGTGAAAAGTTTGTAGAAGGCGAAGCTGACGTGGTAGACTTTGAAAAAATTATCAATGACTTTGCTCTTCTACGCAACAAGTGGTTAGGCATTATCAAAGCATTAGACATTAAACAATGGCAATTATCAAACATTGTTAAACTTAGAACAGCTGGATTAGAAGACGCATCTCTTTAAAAATTATTTTTTTCTTTTAAAGTTGGTAGTAGATATATTATTATTATTCAATACTATTAAATCTCTATTATAATTTTGCCATGTTATAATTTTATTTCCTAATAATGTATCTGCATGATATGCAAAATTTTCATCTATCCATGTTATTAGTTTAGCAGCTCCATTAGGAGTAATAATATATGCTTGAGCACCTACTTGCCATGTTCCGGTAAACATGTCGTCTTTGACACTTGAATATGATATACTAAACAATTTTAGAACATCAGTAGATACTTCTATTGGTTTCCAAAAATCAGTAATAATTGCATCGTGTTCTAAGACAATAATCGGTTCATTTATATCGATAGATGTTTTCCATAATAAGTAATGACTTAAAAAACATCCTTGAACTCCTTTTCTTTTTAAAAATTTTGATCTCTCGCCTTTGATGTTTTCTGGTAATCGTATATTATAGTAATCCCAATCGTTTATTGATAAATTATAGCCATTGATAGCATCAAATTTTTTAAGACTCCAACCAAATAATGTGCCCGATTCAATACATTGATCACTTAGATGTTGACTATGAGGATGATTGGGGATTGTTATAACAAACGCCTTTGGCTGAGCATTAATTATCATAGTTTGCTTGCCCCCACCTCTCTTTACGTTTTCCAGCGTAGTGATCTGCGTAAAGACCAAAAGTGCGTTTTACTGGATTCCATTCTCTAAAATCTAACGGAGTAAATTGAATGTTATTATCAAAAAACATTTTATTTAACAATCCTTGGCCGTGCAGTTCGTATTCTACCTCTAAATATTTAGATATTTGGTTCCGTGTAGCATTTAATATATCTTTTGTCAAGTACATAAACCCTGCATTGAAATATCTCTCACGAGGCATAGACAGTGTTAATGCTAAATTTTCTACAGATTTTCCTTGATCAGGCACAGCATGAAATTTATTACCACAGAGGTCAAATAAATTTGGCGCATTATTTTTAATGATATAATCAGAATCAAAATAAATTATAGAATCATAATTAACAAAATCAAACGCTTTTAATTTTTGATAATCTAAATGTCTATTTGTTGCCGGCGCATAATCAGACGGATTAGTTAACAAGTAGTAATCGGCGCCACATTTTTTAGCATATTCTCTTGCTTTTGTTTCACTAACATGATACATTTCCGAGTGAAACGTGTAGGTAGTAACAATGTCTGTTTTTATATAATTTGGAACATTAATTTGAAATATTAATTTTTTCATAGAATTCTCATAACCTAGTACTTATCATCTAAATAAATACTTGTATAATTTAAAGGACGAATAATGAAATCTTTAGTAACCGGTGGCGCAGGATTTATAGGATCACACATTGTAGATAAATTGATTACATTAGGGCACGAAGTTATTGTAATAGATAACGAAAGTTCAGGAGTTCACGAACATTTCTATCATAATAGCAATGCGCTATATTACAAATATGATATTGCTGATTATGGATTAACTAAAGATTTATATAGGAATGTTGACTACGTATTTCATTGTGCTGCTGAATCAAGGATACAACCTACAATTTTAAATCCTTTAGGAGCTGTTAGAACTAATGTAGTAGGAACAACTACAGTATTACAGTGTTCGAGAGAAAATAATGTAAAAAAAGTAATGTATTCTTCAACCTCGTCGGCATACGGTTTAGCAAACAAGCCGCCATTAAACGAAACAATGCCAGATGATTGTTTAAATCCCTATTCTGTTTCTAAAGTATCAGGTGAAAAAATCTGTGCTATGTACACCAAATTATTTGGAGTTAAAACTGTAACTTTTAGATATTTTAATGTTT